CCGACCTTGACGCGATGACCGACGAGCAGGTGCTTGATTTTTGCACCGCGCTTTCGCGCGCTGGCGTGCGCGTCTACGTCACGCGCGCTGGTGACTGGTGGGCCGAGTGGGCCGAGTGGGCCGAGTGGGCCGAGTGGGCCGAGTAGGCAGCACACCGGCAAGGGCGCCGCCGCAAGAGCGCCCAGCCCAACGGTCACAACACAACAACGACAGGAGACAGGAACAACATGCGTACCGTTCTTTCAACGACCTTTCGCAGCCGCATCACCGTCAACGGCACCGACTTCCCCGCCGAGGTGGAGATCTCCCGTTGGGCGCCACCGTCGGGCCGCCCGACCTTCACCGCTGCCTTGGTCTGCAACGGCACCGCCTACGACTCGCGCGACTTCCGCACGCTGCGCGAAGCGCGCGAGCATGGCGCGGCACTGATGGGTTTTGATGGGCGACGGGCTGTGCAGGCTGCAGCTCAGTGACCGATAGCACCAACACGACAGGAGACAGGCACATGAACGCACGCACTCTAAGCCATCGTGAAATCCAGTGGATGATCCACCACGCTGTCAACAAGGCGGCAAAAGAATGGGTCCGCCAGGGCGGACGCTACGCCATCACCGCGGCAGAGGTCGCCGAGATTGCCCACGAACACGACGCATACGCGGTCACGATCGCCGCGGTGCAAGAGATCGCACGCGAACTGGGCGCCGAGGTAATCGCATGACAACGCGGCAGCTTATCGTGTTGAACATCTACATCGGGCTCGCCGGCTCCGCCATCCTGGCCCTACGCTACGGCTTGCCCTGGCTATGGTCGCTGATGCAATAGCCGCCGCCCCGCTTGCCTCGCTTGCCCCGCCTCACCGGCGGGGCTTTTGCTTTTGCGCTACGCGTGCGCAGTTGCGCTACAGTGCGCAGCGACAGCGCCGCGCGGCAGAGCGCAGCCAGAGCGCGCCGACATGAAGCACGACGCAGAGAGGGCGACATGCACAGCGACGAAGAAGAGGAGTGGGAAAGGCTCGCACGCGACATGAGCGCCAGTCAGAGGCAGGTCGTCGAGTTCATGGGCAGAACTGGTGGACGACCTTTTGACGCAGTGCGTGCCGGACTCTGCCACACAGCCAGCGTGACCCGCTGGACCCCGGACGCGCTGCAGGCACAAGCCGAGGTCTGGCGCCGCGCCCATCCCAACCCAGCCAAAGTATCGAGCAGGGCAGCGCGCGCCCTGGTGCGGCTGGTGCCTGCAGCGGTGCAGTACGTGGCGGATGTTCTGACCGGAGCAGAACCGCCCCAGGCGGTGCGGATGCAAGCCGCCCGGTTTGTCCTCGACCACGTAGAGCGGCAAGCCCAGGGCGCCACGGACGGCGCCACGGACGGCGCCACGCCAGCGGTGGCCGAGCTTGCGCACCTGCTACGGGCAGCCCGATGACCCGCAGGTCGGCCCGGTCGACCAGCTACGTGCCGCCCACCATCCCGACGCACATGCGCGGGCAGGTTGCCGACCTGCTGGCAGACCGCGCGCGGTTCTGTCAGATGCTGCGCATAAAGAACAAGCAGTCCGGACAGTTCGAACCCTTCAACCCCAACCCGGCGCAGCTTGCCTTGTGGGACTTGCTTGACCAGAGCAAGCGCGTCATCGTTATCAAAGCGCGACAGCTTGGCGTGTCGACAGCCGTGCGAGCATGGCAGTTCCACCGCGCGTACACAGCGCAGGACCCGCAGAACTTCGCGGTGCTGTCATTCCACGACAGGTCCGCCAAGAACCTTCGGCGCCTTGACCGGCGATGGCTGGACGAGTTGCCCCGGCTGCTACAACGTCCGCTGCAGGTTGATAGCGTTACGGACAGCATCTTCGCCGATACGCTTGCGGGCGTGTCGAGCTTCACGACCGGCGGAAGGGGCGGCACGCGCAGCTTCGAGTTCAGCGGTGCGCACCTGTCCGAGTTCGCGTTCTACACCGACGCCGACGAGGTGCTTGCGCAGAGCTTGTCGACGGTAGGCGATGGCCCCCTGGTCATCGAGAGCACCGTCAACGCGCCCGGCGATGCGTTCCACCGCCTTATCGAAGGCGCTCCCGACAACGGTTGGCAGGTGTTCACCTACTGGTGGCACCAGCACCAGCCCTACAGGGACGACGACATACCCGCCGGGCTGCAGTGGACCGACGAAGAGGAAGCGCTTGCAGAACGGCACGGGCTCGACGATGCACAGCTATGGTGGCGCCGCCAGCAGATTGCAACGCTTGGGCTTGCGAAGTTCCGCCGCGAGTACCCCGCGTGCATGGACGATGCGTTCCTATCGCGCGAGTCTACGTGGCTTGACCCCGCCGACCTGGACGCCATCGACCAGCGATGGTTCGACGGACCCGTGCGAGAGTTCGAGCCGCCCGACCATGGCGGCGCATACGTCATGGGTGTCGACGTTGGGGGCGGCAACGGTGGAGACTACAGCGCGCTGTGCGTGGTCGACCTTGCAACGCTGCAGCCTGCCTACATCGAGCGCAGCAACACGGTAGCCCCGCACGAATGGGCGGCCCGCGTGGCGACCGTTGGCCAGCGCTACGGCAACGCGCTGGTGCTGTGCGAAAGCAACAACCACGGGCATGTAGTGCTGCGCGAGCTTGACCGGCTGCGCTACCGCAAGTTGTGGAGCGACGCGAACGGCAAGCCATGGGTGACGACGGTCAAAAGCAAGCTGGACGCGTTCGAAACGCTACGCGAGCACATCCGCGGGCGGTTGATCTGGTGTCTTGACCAGAACACGCTGATGGAGCTTCGCGCACTCGAAGTCCGCAAGGTCACCCCTGAAGCGCCGGTCGGGCTACACGATGACTTGGCTATGGCTATGGCGCTGGCCTACCGATGCGTGCGAGCAGCGCCCGCAAGCCAGCGCCGCGAAGCGCAGCAGAGCACCATGGACGCGTTCATTCGTGAACGTCGCGTCGCCCGAATCCGCAGCAAGGCCCTACCCTGGAGAACCACCGCATGATCACGCCGAAGGTTGCCCGACAGCTTTATGACGCGCACTGCCGATATTGGGACGATCGACGCCCAGAGATGCGCCGTCTTCGCAACGCGTACCTGATGCGGTATTGGAAGCGCAACCCCGACTACGACGACAGCCTGTTGATCGAGACAAGCCGCGCCTATGAGTTGGTGGAGAGCTACGTGGCGTCGCTCTTCGTGCGAGACCCGTCCGTTGTGGTCAAGCCCGACATCCGGGGCAACGGCAACGCCGAGCTAACGCAGGAGATTGCGAACAACTGGCTTGTCTCGACGCGTCGCCAGATTGAAGACGGCATGCGGCTGGCGTTGATCTACCCGTGGGCTGCGCTCAAGCTGACAGCCAGCGATGCGCCCGACGTTTTGAACCGCGTGGACATGACGCCAATCTGCCCATGGGATGTGCTGGTGGATGACACCGCAAGCAGTTGGGCAACGCAGCGCTACATCGGCCACCGGTACTTCCTTCCCCTGGACGTTGCCAAGGCGAAGTACGGCAACAAGAAGTACAGCAAGCGCACGTTCAGCCGGTTCCTGGACAACCAAGACGACGACAACACGCCAGCCTACCGACGCGCGACCGACCCGGTAGAGCAGGTCACGGACGACTACATCTTGGTGGTGGAGTTCTACGACTTGGTGGCCGACAAGATGGTGGTGTGGTCGCCCGACTTCCTTGAGGGCAACAAGTTCCTATACGACGGCGTGGCGCTCTACATCGGCGCGACCGATGGCGACGACGAGAGCGAGCCAGAGCAGGAGAAGTTCGCGGACATTCCGTTCCGCACAAGCAGCGACCGGCCCATCGTGCCCATCGTGCCGATCTACATGAGCCGCGAACCGGACGAGCCTTTGCGCGGCTACAGCGCGTTGCGCCGCGTCTACGATCAGGTGGTCGAGGTCAACACCATCCGCACGTTCCAAGCGAACGGAGTCCGCAAGGCTGCACGGCAATGGATGGTCAAGAAGGGCGTGCTTGACCCTGAGGCAATGGCAAAGATTGCGCAGGGCCAAGACGGCGAGTTCATCGAGATTGAGACCAGCGAAGGGCAAGACATGCGCACGGCCATCGCGCCAGTGCCCCACAGCCCAACGCCACCAGAGCTTGAAGCCTACCTGCAGCAAGTTGATAGCGACTTCAGCCGCGGCAGTGTCATGGCGCCGTTCACGCGCGGGCAGGCGACCAAGGCCACGGCAACGGAGGTCACCGCGCTTGCTGCCTACAGCGCCAGCGAGATTGGGCGACAAGCCCGCGAGCGCGACGCAGCAATCGCGCAAGCTGCGCAGACCTACGTGGTCATGCTTGCAACGCTGATGGACAGCGGAGACATCATCGTGCGGCTGCAGGGCAAGGCTCAAGTTGTGCGGGCGGATGACCTGATCGCAGACTTCGCGTTCTACGCGCAGGACAGCGGCAGCACCCCGATGAGCGATAGCGTCAAGAAGCAAGAGCTTCAGGCCCTGGTGCCGTTGCTCACGCAGCTTGGTGTGCAGCCTGCCACCATCCTCAAGGCGCTGGTGCGCAGCTATGACCTGCCTGAAGACTTCCTGCCCAAAGATGTGCCAGCGACCGGCGCATCGGCGCAAGCGCCCGGCCTGCCTGCAGCGCCAGAGCAGGCGATGGCGAACATGCTGGCAGGACCATCGCCCGACAACATTGCCAGCATCTTGCCGCAGGGAGGCGTAGTCTGATGCCCATGTATGAGTATCGGTGCCGATCCGGTCACCACATCACGAAGCTGCGCAAGTATGAACAGCGGCTTGACCAGATTGTCTGCCAGTGCGGACAGCATGCGGCTGTGCTGGTGTCGGCACCAGCCAAGACCGCGTGGTCCTGGGGCGACACGCAATGGGACGGCTACCATGACCGCGGCTTGAACATGACGCTGCGCGACAAGAAGCACCGCGAACAAGTCATGCGTGCACGCAATCTGCGCGAAGTTGAAGAGGGCGAGGTCGAGCGCGAGATCAGCCGCGTGTCTGGAGAGAAGGACCAGCACGAGCGCAACATCGCGACTTTTCAGCGTGTGCTACAAGACACGGGCTCGACATCGATTGCGATGGCCGAGACCTTCCCCAACCCTGAAGTGTGAGGGCGCCATGAAAGACGACATGCAGATGATGGCCGACGAATATGACGATGCAGCCGGTGCGCTGCAGGATGAAGCCGACGCCATGCTTGAGGTGCCCAAGGGCAAGTTCAGCGCGGCTGCGCTCAACGGCTTGGTCAAAGCCTTCAACAAGGCGATGAAGGCTGGCGGCATGGAAGGCGACTACCCGACCTTCAGCAGCGACCAGACTGCGTTCCCTGTCGAGTTCGTGCGCGGGTTGGCCATGCTCAGCGATGCGGCGGCAGAGAGCGGTTCCAACATCGAGATCACGCTGAGCAACGTCACCAGCGACCGCGATGTCGCGCTGCTTGCCAGCAAGGTCGACGCGCTGGCCAACAGCCCTGAGTTCGCCCAGCTGATGAACGGCGAAGGCGGTGAAACCGAGGTCGAGGTCAAGGTTGAGACTTCGCCCGAAGACCTGATGATGGAGCGTGCCTGATGACTCAGATGACGACTGCACCCAACCTGTCAACCCAGGCAGGACCGGACACGGCAGCCGCACCGACCAACGCAACCGACGAGGTGGCAGCCGCCACCCCGGCGGATGCTGGCAAGCGGGGCGCCGAAGCCGGAAACAAGTACAAGGCAGAGGTCAACCGCTTGCTGGATGCGTATGAAGCCAAGCAAGCGCGACTGGCAAAGGAGGCAGCATCGGCCCCCGCACCAGAGCCCGAAGGGCTGCGCGAAGGTGAATCGTGGGATTCTGTGTACGCGTCACAGCCGCCCGACGTTCAGCGGGCGATGGCAGAGATGCGCAAGATGATGACCCGCAAGACACAGGAGCTTGCGCGCGAAAAGAAGAACCTGGAAGCACAACAGCAAGCGCTGGCCAACAGCGGTCTGCTGGACACGCTGGCGAAGCAAGCGGGAACGATGCCGCAGGACTTCGACCCCTTCAACCCTGAGCACATCCAGGCAGCGATCGAAGCCAAGGTTGCGCAGCGGCTGAAGGAAGTACTGGAGCCCATCAGCCAGCAGCAGCAGAAGCGCGAAGCTGTCACCCGGTATGAGAGCTTCAAGGCAGAGCATCCTGACCTGCTGGAGCCTGCCATCAAGTCCGAAGTCTTTGCAGCGCTGCAGGCTGACAAGAACCTGTCGCTGGATGCAGCGTACTGGATGGTCAAAGGCAAGATGCTCAGCAAGCAATCGGCAGAGCAGCAAGCCAAGGCCGAGATTCGCAAGCGAGCGATGCAGCGCGCGGCGGTCATCGGCGATCGTGGCTCGAAGCCAGGACGCGAAGTTGTGGCTCCGGACATTCGCGAAGGCAGCGCGTGGGAGATCTACCAACAGTTGAAGAAGGTCCGCGCGTGAGGTACGGTATCAACGCCTTGTCGCGAGCCCCGAATGGACACGCTTGAGGCAAGGCGTCGGCCCCGTTTCGCGGACACGCCTCCCTTCCCCTGACTTCAGCAAGAGAGTTCATCATGCCGACCACTACTGGTGTGCAGAACGACATTCTTGCAAGCACGCTGCGCATCTTGCGGGACAAGGAAGTTGACAACACCTTCCGCATCATCCCGCTTTTGGATGCCGTGCAGCGGCTTGGGAACGTCGAAGAGGTCGACGGCGGTTCGTACGTCGACAGCCCCGTCATCCTGACCGACCACTCCACCATCACCCAGCTGACCACCGGCTATGAAGCCGTGTCGCTTGCGGTGAAAGACCCGATGCGCACTGCTTCCTACAGCTGGTGCGATGCGACCGCCCCGGTCGTCATCACCCGCAAGGAAGAGTTGAGCAACAAGGGCGAGCGCGCCATCGTGCGCATCGCTGAAGCTCGGCTCAAGCAGACCATGGGCATGTTCAAGCGCGAAGTTGAGAAGCAGCTGATCGCTGGCTCTTCGACCATCTTGACCGATCTTCAGACTCTCAACGGTCTGGACGCGGCAACCGGCTGGTTCGAGGAGGTTGCGTTTGGCAGCCAAGCCAACACCGTGGGCGGCATTGCCAAGTCTGGCTTCCCGACCAGCTGGCAGAACCAGACCCGCAGCGGCAGCTTCGCCGCGAACGGCCTGAAGGTCATGCAGCAGTTGCTGATTGACTGCCAGCAGTTCGCGCCCGAAGGCGATGTCGACTTGATCTTGGCCAGCCCCATCAGCTATGGGCTGTACAAGGACGAGTTGCAGCAGCTTGAGCGCTACACCAGCGCCACCGAAGAGCGCAACATGGCCGGACGGCTTGCGTTGCAGTTCAACGGCGCGGCCATGTACATCGAGCCCAACCTTGGCTTCGTCGGTTCCGGCGGTGTGAACAAGGCTTCGATGTACTTCCTCAACTCCAAGCTGTTCAACGTCTACTTCGACCGCGACGCGAAGTTCGAGTTGGGCGACATGGAGAGCATCAGCGGCTATGCCGCCATGAGCGCGCAGATTGCGGTGCGGATGCAGATTTGCACCAGCAACCTGAGCGGTCACGGCTTCCTTGTCAACGCGGAGACCTGATCATGGCCACTGCTACCACCCTGCAAAGCCTCAATACCGACGCGGATTTTGGCAGCGTTAGCGCTGTCAACTCTTCCAACCGGCGGCAGATTGAGACCTTCATCGCGAAGGAAACGCTGCTGGTCGGCGACTGGGTTGCGTTTGACTACGCAGCCTCCGCTGACAGCGACGTTACCCTGGGCGTGTTCAAGGCCGACGCCAACAGCTCGCCCGTCCGCGTGCCGTTCGGTGTGGTACTGCGCTCCGCAGAGACTACTGGCACGCTGACCGCTGGTTCGCGTGTTGATGTGGTCATCAGCGGCGTGGCGTCCGCGCTGTGCAGCGACAACGCTGGTGCGGGCAACGCTATCGGCACGATGCTGGCCATCACCAACACTGCTGGTGTGGCCGACATTGCGCAAGCGGCGTCGACCCAGCCTGTGTGCGGCGTGCTGGCGCAGACCATCGGCGCTGGTGCTGGCACCGTTCTGCGCCGCGTTGTCGTGCTCAAGAACTTCTGATCCGCGCTGGCCTGTTCCCACAGGCTACACTAGGCCCTGTCCGCTTCGCGCGGGCAGGGCCTTTGCATAGGAGCCATCATGCCTGCTTCATCGCTCAAGGACTTGCGCGAGTTTGTAGCCAACATCCTTGACTACAGCCCGACCAACCCTGTCTACAGCAAGCAGGTAGACGCGCTACTCAACGAAGCTGACCGCAGCATCTGTCAAGAAAAGCCGTTCACCTTCATCAACAAGGTGGTCGACGTAAACGTCTACAAGGATGTGGCCTTCACCAGCCTTGGCTTCACCAACGCCACGCAGGTTGTGACTGGAGCGCCGGGCAGCTTCCTTGGCTGGATGGCAGGACAGGAGCTTGAGGTCACGCTGCCAGCAGGCGGCACGCTGACGTTCACCATCACCAACGTTGTCAGTGACACCAACCTGCGCATCGACACGGACTTCACCGAGCCAACGGGCAACTACGCAGCGACCGTCATCAACCGCTACATCGACCTGCCCGGCGATTGCACATCTGTCTTGGGCGTGGCGCGGCGCACGCAGGCACGGACGCCCAACGATCCTGGCTTGCTCGACAATCTGACGCGCTATGAAGACGAATGGTGGAACCTGCCCCTGGGCGAGATCAACCTGCCGATCTACTGGATCTGGTTCGATCCGTTTCATCTGCGCGGGCCACGCGTCAACTTTTCGCTGAGCACGGCTGTCGCTGTTGGGCGCGGTGTGCGCACGGTCGAGTTCTGCAGCACGCTGGTCTTTGCTGGTCGCGAAAGCGCCCCTGGTGAGATTGTGTCGCTGACAGCCAGCGATGTGCAGGACTTCGTGCTGACGCCGTTCGCGCAGACCACCAACAGCGGACTGTACAAGCGCTACTACTGGCGCGCGCCGACGTTCGGGTTCAACGCGTGGCGCTTGCTCGATGACCCGCTGACCCCTGGCGCGAAGATGGAGCTACTGCCAACCGACGTTGCACCCCGCACCATCGCCTTGTCGGTCACAACGCTGACCACCAACGAAACGCTGTTCAACGATGGGCGCATGCGCAATCCTGACGGATTCACCCAGCGCATCCGGCTGTACCCGCGCCAGGACAAGGACTATGTGTTCCAAGTCAGGTACATGGTGCGTCATCTTCCGATGGCTGAAGACAACGATGTGTCGCTGATTCCGCCCGCACATCGCATGGTCATCGCCTACCGAGCGCTTGCAGATGTGCTCTTCAAGCATGACAATGCGCCACAAGCAGAGATTTACCGGCGCAAGTATGAGATCGAGCTGATGCAACTGGAGCGCAGATACTTGATCTCGACCAGCCGCCGCATCGTCAAGGGCAACTGGCTCAACAACATGGGCGCGAACGGCTTTGGTCGGTTCACGACGTTGGTGCATACATGAAAGGTCAGACCCTGCAGGTTCGCGTTGTCGGCGGCATGGAGCAGAGCCTGCCCCAACAGCCGGTCAACGCCAACCTGATTGACAACTGGACGGTCGAGCGCAGCACATTGGGCTTGAGTTCGCGTGTCGGCTATGAGAAGTACCGGCCCGATCCTGCCGATGGCTTCACCCCGTTCGGCGCGTTGGGCCGCATCGACAGCTTGTTCGTCATGCAGCAGAGTACGGGCGGTGCGCGCCAGAGCATCTTGTTCGAGAGCGGCGGCGTGCTGTACTTGTACTATGAGGTTGGCCAAGCCAACGTCATTCTCAATCTGCGCACGCGCATCACGCCAACAGCAACCGACACAGCATCGGTGTACGCGCAGTACGGGGACCGGGTCGTCATCACCAACGGCTACGACAGCCCCATCATTGTGCGGCCTTGGCCGTTGCCACGCGCAGCGGAGATCACCGCGGCACAGATTGCATCATTGTCGCGCGATCTCGGCTGGTATGGCCCGCCACCACAGCCCAACGCGCTGAAGGTCGCAACGATTGACGCAGGCGCCACCATGGCATCAGCTTCAGAGTACACAGGCGACAGTACAAGCAACTGGTACTCCGCTGCTGGCAAAGCCAGCGTGTTCCCCAACATCTTCGGCATGGGTGCAGAAGAGGCAGGCGCCGCGGATGAAAAGAACGTGTTTCAGTTCGCTGTCAGTTTCATCAGCGACACTGGCAGCGAAAGCCCGCGCAGTGCAACCGCAGATGCAAGCTGGACCATTGAAGCTGGGGACAACAGCGTGCGCTACGCGCCGACTTTGCGCATCCCCTTAGGTCCACCCGGTACTGTTGCGCGTCGCATCTACGGCACGCTCAATGGCGAGCGCGACTTGTTTTTCATCGCCGATGTGCGCAACAACGTCGAAGGGTTGTTTCATGCAGCACGGCGCGAGATCAGCTTCAGTGTTCCAGCGCTTGCGTTGACCGATAGCGTCACATTCCCTGCAGCCCGCGCCCGTTGTTGTGCCGTCTTCAAGAGCTGTCTTTGGCTTGATGGTGGCGCTGATGAAAGCATGCGCCTGTTCTTTTCGCTGCCAACATACATCGACCAGTTTGCAGCAGCCGACTTCATCGCTCTGGCCAGCAATGGTGGCGCGGTCACCGGCCTGTTTGCGCACTACAACAACCTGCTGGTATTCCGCGAAAACGGCATCGACATTGTGACCGGCAGCTATCCTAACTTCAGCGTTCAATCGCTGAGCGAGCAGATTGCTTGTCGATCGCCGCAGACCATCGACGCGGTGCCAGGGCAGGGCGTGTTCTTTCTGGCGCTCGATGGCATCTACAGCATCTCAGGCGGCCTTGATGGTGGCTCAACGGTGCAACTCAATGAGGTCGGTGCACCGATCGGCGCAGAGCTTGAACGCTTGACCAAGGAATGTGCAGGACGAGCAGTTGGCAAGTACAGCCCGACTGAGCGCGCCTACCACTGCTACTTCCCCGCGAATGGCGACGACCGGCCCAACCTGGGCGTTGTCTACCATGTGGAGAAGGAAGGCTGGTCGGTTCGCAGCGGCTTCCCTGTCGGCTGCATCGACAGGCTGTTCAACGGCACGCTGATCTTCGGTCATCACACTGGCAATCAAGCGGGCCAGAACGCACCAGCAGGCTTGTTCGTGCTCAGCAGCACGCGGGCCATGGGCGGCACGATTGTCAACGATGTGTACAAGCCGGGCGATCCGCCGGTGTCGATCTATGAATCAGCGTGGCATGACTTCGGCGATGCGCAGGTCAAGAAGCAAGTCCAGTACATCACCCTCTGGGTCATGACCACGGGCAGCGTTGCGCTTGTGGTCGATGACTTCAAGGACTTTGAGTATGAGCCCATCGGCACCAACGGCGTCTACCTTGCTCAGCCGCCCGACCAGAGCCCGCAGCCGGTCTATGGCACAGCGATCATCGGTACGGACGCATGGCAGGACACGCGGCTTGCACCCATTCGCATTGCGATTGCGCAGCGGTCCTGCAGTTGGTTCAAGTTCCGCTTGACCACAACGGATGATCTGGTGCTGGTGGGCTACGAGCTTGAGTACACAGCGCGCGGCACCAACGTCATCGCAGGACGGACCACATGAAGCAATGGACCCAGCACGATGCGCGCAACGCGCAGACCATTGAAGCAGGTCAGTTCAATGCGGAGCATCAAGCCTTCCGCAGCCAGATGACCGGACTGGACCGCGCGCAATATCCAGAGGGCTGCTTGGTCCCGGCGCAGATCAGCGCATCTGCGCTACACAAGTGCTGGGCGGTGTCGCCATGGGACACTGGCGTTACCGATGCCCAGGGCGAGCAGACGGTTCTGCGCGAATCATCTGCATCAACCTACGCTGAGCAGTTCCGTGCGATCAACTACAAGAACTTTGGCAGCGGCTGGATCACCGCATTTCAGACCACGTTGACGCCGTTCAAGGGCGGCAACCTGCTGGTCGAATGGTACGGCAACTGCGCGATTCAGGTTGCCTTCAACTGGTCTTTTCATTGCAGCTACGTTGGAGCACCCGGTCCTGAAGGTACACCCAATGACAAGTTCTTGGGCTTGCGCATCCTGTTCAACGGCGCAATCGTGGCCGAGCGCATCGGGCCAGCAAAAGCGATGGACTGCTACATGATCAGCGGATCGCAGCAGATGCCTTCAGGCCCTGTTGTGGTGACGTTGCAAGCAAAGCCTGGAGCGGCTGGTCCCGATGACCCCGTTGAAAACTTCGCAGCAACGTACAATCTGATGCAGTGCCACATGTTCGGCAACCGCATCTTCGCCATCGGGAGGTTCCGTTGAGCCGCATCGTCCGAGGTCCCGTTGATGCTGGACAAGTTGTTGATGCGACTACGCTAAACAACACATACAACGACTACAGCCAACCCAACGGGCTGGATGCAAACAATACCAGGGATCAAGCGTTTGATCTGCCACATTTTACCAACGTGCCGATTGTAAAGAACACTGCAACCGCATTGCTCGGCGATGCCGGTATGCTGCACATCGGCCCATTTCGGCACTACATCTCGAACGCTGCTGGTGTTGCTGTCTTCCCTGTCACAGACGTTGCGCTGAATCCGACATTTATGAACCTGAGCGCAACGCCATGGTCTGCGGCAGCTGGGGATGTCATCCGCATCTGGTGGAACTATTCGGTCAACTCGGTGTACCCCGCACTGCAGTTCAACACAGCGGGTGCGCTTGGCCGCTATGCCGTTGCAGGGTTGGTGCCGCCACCGGCAAGCTTCACCATCACGGACGGGCTGCACTGTTGGTTGGCCTATCTTGAATGGGATGTCACCAGCGCAGCACTGGTAAACTGGGTTCCGTTGCCAGGACAGATGAGCCCAACGCTTGCGGTCAAGGGCACAGCCTACAACGGATTCGAGGTCAGCAAGCTCAACGCGGCTACTGTGATTTCGCCATGGCAGGTGTCGAGCTTGGGCGATGCACGCGACGGCAAAATATCAGCAACGCTCAACGCATATGAGCACGGATGGTTCGCACCGTACGGCATGTACTGTCGAGAGCTTCCGCAAGCCATCACGATTTACGGCATCCGACTGGTCATCACCGGAGTCCTGCATCCAGCGCACAACACAGCAGGTTCGCAATCCAACCTGCTGGTCTACGACTACGCCATGGCGGATGCAGGCTTTTACTTGCAAGGCCGAAGCGGGCGTATTTCAGCGGTTCACATGCGAGGTTCTTGATGGCTTACACGCCCCCCAACGTCTTTGCCAACGGCAACGAGTTCACCGCTGGCGATGTCAAAGAGAACGATGATGCGCTGCGCATCTACTTGCACGAAGGCGTTGTCGCTGGCGATCTGCTCAATAGCTCCGCGTGGGTGCAGACCCGACACGTTCAAGCGCCAGTGCTTGACGCCATCACCGGAGTTCAGCATGGTGTGACCGGCTACCAGGGCAGCCAATGGGATGGCGGTGCACTGGTCCGCTGTCAGTTCGGCAGCGCGTTTCTGACTGGCAAGCGCTACGGCAACACGGCTGATTCGTCGTTTGAGGTTGTTCCGCAGACGACGTTCGGTGTTGATCTGCGCAGAACGGCGACGGTCATCTTCCACTGGTGGATGGAATCGCTCAACGGTCCCGATGATGGGCCGCGTTCGCTTGGTGCCAACGCGTACATGTGGGTGACCGAGTACACAACGACTGATGGTACTGGCGTCGGAATCAAGAACGTAGTGCAGAGCTATGCTGAAGAGGCTCAGAACGCGCAGACATTCCAGGCCAACAATCCCCCTGGTGGCCCAGCCGTTCCGTATTCGATCCGCGGTTATGGCAACATGAGCGGCGTCAAGGTCTTCACCGCGACCAACAAGCTGGCGGTCGGGCTTGCGCATCTCAGCACCATCGACCGTAGCGCAATCATCAACTGGGGCGTCAGTCTCGAAGTCTACTACTTGTGAGGTGAAGCATGGCTCTGCCACTTTTGGCTCTGCCGATCGCGATGGGTGTAGCATCTGCAGGTGGTGCGATTGCGCAATCGGCGGCAGCCCGCAAGCAAGCTGAAGCCTTGATGCCCGACGCGTACAAGCGACGGCTCGGTCGACTGCAGCAGCGCGAAGCTGAAGGCGAGCTTGGGTTGACGGAAGGGCAGCGGGCCTTGATGGAGAGCACAGGCGCAGCGCAGCGCGCTGGTGCCATGGCCGACCTGCAAGCCCGGCAGTTGCAGCAAGCGCAAGCCAACAGCGCCTACACTGGACGCGACTTGTTCCTGCAGGACTTGGCCCAGCAAGACGCACAGCGCCGCGCGTTCACTGAGCAACAGCGCGTCATTGCACAAGCCGACCAAGAGGCGTTGGCCCGCAATGAACAACAGCTTTTGGAGCTTCAGCAGCGCCAAGCAGATGCGGAAGCGGCGCGCAAGATGGCCAATCGCCAGCTTGTCGGCGACTTGTTTGGTGCTGCGGCTTCGACTGCTGGCAGCATCTACGGCGCTCAGCAGATGCAGACTGGCTACAATCAGATGATGAACGCTGCAGCCGGTAGCCAGCAGATGCGCGATGCACAAGCGCAGATGTTCCAAGCGCAGATGGCGATGCAGATGGCTGGTGCGTTCGGCGCTGGCCGCGGAGGTCGTTGACCATGCCTTTGCCCCCGTCAGCCATTCCTGCCTACCAGCCGCGGTCGTTCCTTGGTCCCAATCAAACGGCGACTACGCGCGCGTTGGAGTTGTACTTCCGCTACCATCCGGCTGTGTTCAAGGCCAAGACGTTCGAGTTGTTGCAGCAGGATGAAGCCTTCCAAGCGGCAGCGGACGCAGAGAAGCGCAAGCTAATCAGCCAAGAGCTAAGCCAGATTGACGGCTTGCTTGCCCGTTACCGTTCAACCGGCGCAGGCCCAAGCGGCATCGGTGCCGGTGCTGGTCGGCGCATGGCTGGTGGAGCGGGTGGTGCTGGCGGTGCGGGCGGCGCTGATGGCGATGTGCTTGACTTCATCGAGGGCATGACCGGCAATGAGGTCAAGCGTGCCGAGATTGCTGCAGAAGCAGGATGGCGCGCACTTCGCGACTACGACAAGCTGGTCGAGGTGCCGCGACCCTACGCGCAGTTTGCTGCTGAGTTCTTGGGCACCCTGGATCGTGGCGGCACAATCGGACGCATGGCTCCAGAGCAGCTTGCGCTAGACATGCAGCTTGCGTTCCTTGATGCGCAGCAACGATTCGGAGCGAGCGCGACTTCAGAAGACCCGTTGACCCGGCAGGTGGCAGCGACCGATCTGTACTACGCATTGCGGCGACGCCGACCAGACTTGTTGCCTGCGGTGGGTGAAGGCAAGCAGTTGACGCGCGAAGCGCTCGAAGTCATCAGCGCCATCGACCGGATGTACAGCACCAACAACTTCATTGCCAAGAGCTTTCAATCGGGTCGCGAGCCTCAGGTTGCGCTTGATGCCGAGAAGGAGATTGCCGCGGCAACTCTGCTTGGCAAGACCGCACCCGGTCCCAACTTTTTTGAGAAGCGCGCGCGTCAGATTGTCGACGCGTTGCCAGCCGATCAGCGCGACACGCCAGAAGAGATTGCTGCAGCGGAGCGCACCGCGTTGCAACAGGTTCGTGCTGAGCTTGGCATCGGTGAACCGCTGAGCGACGAAGAAGCGCTGATGCTGTCGCGCTACACGCAAGCTTTGGCTGATGATGGTCGGGCGACGCGTGAAGAGCTTGGTGCCGACTATGACGCAGCCAAGGCAGCGTTCGAGAAGGGGCGTCGCGCTGAGCGCTTGCCCCGCGGCGCTGATGTGTACTACGACGACACCTATCTGAACCTGCTTCAACGGCGTGCTGGTCTGCTTTCACAGCAGGTGCCAGAGCGCGAAGGCACGCCCACAACCCGCGCAGCGCGGCGAATGGGCGGTCTGCCAGAGGTTCCACGCGAAGCCTATGAAGCTGCAGCGGCTGTCAGCCCGATTGCGGCAGAAGCGCTGCCCTACGCCATGAAGCGCTTTACCGATGCTGGCGGCCAGATTGCGCCGCAGAGCACCGTTGAGACCAAGGCCGACTTGATCATCAAGGCCGACCCGACCAAGCGCCCAGCGTTCCCTGACTTTGTGGCTGCCGTCAACAAGATGTACCCCGACGATGTAGACGCGCGCCGCGAAGCGTTCGCCTACTACGGCGCGTACTTCAACGGTCGCGACCTGCAGACGCAGACCACCGATGCGAACGTGCTGCAGGGTAGACCACCAGCGCCTACGCCAACACCTACGCCAGCGCCGTTGCCTGCACCTATGGCGATGCCTGTGACGTTGCCGCCTACACCAGATGCTGCAGGCGATGCAGCACGGCAACAGCAGATGGCATTGTTGGTCGCAGCCCAGCGACAGCTTGCAGAACCGCCAATGCCAGCGTTGAGGCCAACGCCATCACCGCCACCAGACTTGTCAATGGGCGACTTGAGCTTCAGCGGTTCTGTGTTGCCGCCGACCTTGACTGAGGAAGAGCAACTGATGCTGGAGCGGACACGATGAACCGCGAACACTACCTGAAGCTTGCCGACAGGTATGAAGCGCTTGGTCGATCTGCAGACGCAGCGGAGCTACGCGCCAAGGCTGCCGCCCTGCCCAGCGCTACAGCGCCTACAGCCGCGCCCAGCGTGGCACTCATGCCTGCAGCCGCGCGCAGACCTGCACGCGCTCCAGCGCCCGCTGAGCAGCCTGTAGAGTTCATCCCTGAGGCACAGCAGGATGAAGCCGCGGCGGAATACCAAGCCCGGCTTGAAGCCGATGTGCGGGCAGGGCGAGCGCCAGCCAGCCAGCTCAACGAGTACCTGGGCTACACGTTGACGGACGAGCAGCTTGCCGACCTGCAAGCCCCTGGCATGCCGGTCGAGCCTGCAAAACCACGCGTGCGCATTGTTGTGCCGTTCGGCAGCGACATGGTGCCAAGCGCTGCTGATGCAAATCTGCAAGCTGGGGAGCCGTTGTACGGTCGGCCCGTCGATGAACCGCAGATGGCTGGCGAGCTACGCCAACAGCTTGACCAGATGGAAAGCGACCTGATTCGCCAGTACATCGCGTATGGCTACACCGTTGAAGGCGCAAAGGAAGCGGCACGCAAGGCATCCGTTGATGTGCTTGCGCGTAGGGTTGGGCCAGAGGGCGACCCAACCACGCGTGGCGAAGGTGGTATCGGCTCGATGCTGCCCATCCCGCCGTTCTTTCGCGAATCGCGCATCGACTTCCGCACCGACCCGTCCACGTATGTAGAGCCCAGCGGGCAGCGGCGCCCTGCAACGCCAGCAGAGCAGGTCATCGAGACCTTTGCCCGGCAGCAGATCATCAGTCCTGACATTGCAGCGAAGGCGCGGCAGACGCGCGCACTTCAGCGCGAGCTTGCGTTCCAAGACATTCCAGGTTCGCTGCTGTACACCGACGAATACGCTGCTGATGTGCGCCAGCAGATTGCTGAAGAGACCGATCCGTACCTGCGCAACGTCTTGTCGACCGTCGACCCTGGCACGGGTGTTGGCATCGAGACCCCGTTGGGCGCAGCGATCCGTCAGACTGGACTGATCAGCACGATGGTAAACGAAGCGGTGCTTGGATTGCCGTTGTTCTATGATGTCGACGATGAAGGCAACGCGACGAATCCAGACCAGTTCGCGTTCAAGGTCAACGACTTTGTGACCAGCGCATTGCAGCGCATGGGCATGAGCGCGGCTGATGCAAAGGATGTGACATCCGGCATTATCGGCGGCACAGCGGTTCCGACTGGCATCCCCATGCCGTTCCAAGGCATCAACCGCAAAGGCTTGTCGATGATCGACCCGACCGGCATGCGCGGAGCCAGCGAGACCGAGACCTACTTGGGCGACGTTGTGACCAGCCTTGCCAAAGGCCGGTTCTTGGGCGACGAACTTTACAGCATTCCCGCCTACACAGAAGAGCTTGCAAGCGGTGCGTTCAACACGCTGGACCAGGGAACCGGCGAACGGCTCAAGAACATAGACGAAAGCTTGATCGGGCAATCTGCGCTGTACGCACCACTGGTGCTGGGCGCTGGTGCCGAGATGATCTATGGCATCGGGCCTATCTCTGCGCTTGGCAAGGTTGCGCGGACTACGGGAACCGCCGCAAGAGCGGCTGCTGTTGGTGGCGCAGCGCGTGCTGCTGGTGCAGCCGCACAAGCGGTGCAGGCTGGCGAAACAGTCAAAGCGGCGCAGCTATTGCGGGCAGCGGAGGCGATGAAAACCGGCGCACGCGCTGCCGACTTCGTGGCCAATCCGGTCGAGTACAGCAAGAAGGTGCGACTCATTCGAGCAGGGCAAGACTTGCTCGATGAAGGCGATGTCGAGAAGCCAGTGCTTGACGTTCTGATGGACCGATCCGAGATCAAGACTGTGCTGGCCGATGCTGTGGCCAAGGACACGCTGAGCCCGTACTTGATCGCGCGGCAGATCATCAACGACCCCAACGCAACGGTCGGCGACTTGCGCACCATGGCTGGCGATTCGTCTGCAGGTCGCGAGTTCTTGCGAACCCTGGGCGTCGCCGACACGATGGCCGACACTGTGCCATGGGGCACGGGGCGGTTGGACAACGATGCTCTGCAAGATGCACTGCTGAGCTTCAAGGCATCAGTGTACCGTCCAGCCATCGAGACAGTGCTGCGCAACGCAGACTTGGAAGAAGCAGAGCAAGCCCGTAGGATTCTCGCGATCCTCGAAGATCAAGACATCAACGAGCTTGCAGGCATGACGCCAGCGCAGCGCAGCGCGTTGCGGCAGACATACGGTTCGAGCAACGCAGGCGACTTGATGGACGAGCTTGCGTACATCGCCGATGGCGTGGCTAACCCTGGCGATTTTGCGAAGGCTCTGTCTCGATTGCAGCCCAACGCCAAATACCTGCCCATCAGCAACAACGCGCCGATGATGCAGTCTCTGCATGCGTTCGGGCAAGAGCTACAGCGCGGATTGCCGCGCGGCGGCCCTGTCGCCGAGAGCTTTGCGCGCCGTCTTGGTGGCGACGAGTTGATCAACACAGCGCCGGACCTTGTGCGCGAAGCTGCGCTTGGTGCCGGTTCGCGCGCTGTGGCGTCGACGTTCGAGAACCTTGTGCCTGAAGACTTGGTGCTGGTCACCAATACGTTGATGGTGCCGCGCCAGAAGCTTTCGCCCGATGTGCTCAACAAGGTCAGCGACACGTTCAACGGCTATGGGCGCGGCGCTGGTCCGCTGTTCGTCGCGCAAGTTGGCCCGACTGTAAACGGTCGCCCGACGATGGTGTTCCGTTGGGACATGGATTCCCGATTCGCGCGCGACGAAATCTTCGGCCCCAACACCATCGCGCGTTCACCAGCGCGTCGCGCTGTGCTCGATGCGCTCGAAGCCAACCGTCCCTTGACGGAGAGCGAGCACCACTTCCTGACAGATGCAGCGTTGACGGCTGCATACCGTGACGTTTTGGGCGAAACGGCTGCTGAAGCGCTGTTGGCTGGTGAGCAAACGCAGCGCGCGGCCCAGCCCAGCGTGGGCTTGGGTCTGCTGTCAGCAGCACAAGAGCGCGTGCCAGGGCTGGCGACCGGCGAACGCGCTGTCGCACAAGCCCGGCCCCTGACAGAAGCGCGTGAACCCAGCGTGTTCACTGTTCCTTCGCAAGCGCTTGCAATCACAAAGAACATCTTGGGCAGCGCCGTACTGAAGGCATCCAAGAAGTTCCCCAAGATTGACTACACCGCCTACAGGACGACCTTCAAGGACCAAACGCCGTTCATCACACAGCAGCGTGGCCGCAAGATTGAAGAGGCCGTCGCAGCTATTCCTGACCAGTTCCAGCGAGAGGTACGCGCTGAAGCGCTGCGCACTGATGCAGAGTCAGCGTTCAACACCGTGCTGCAACGACGCATTGCAGCCGCGGCTACCGACGCTACCGCAGCACTACAGCGCCGGGTTGATGACCTTGTGGCGCAAGGCATGGCCGAGACTGATGCTTGGTCGACGGTCGCGTACCAGCAACGCGCTGGCAAAGCAGCGGGCGGCTTGGGTTCACAGGTCAGCGGTGGTGTCATTGCCCAGGCGAAGCAGCAGGCGCAGACCATGGCCGTTGAAGAGGTGCAGGCTGGCGCTTGGGCTGCTTTGCTGCGTACGTTCTTTGGCCCGACCATCTTCAGCCGACTGGTCGGCGTCGATGAAAATGCACTGCGGCGCTACATTGTGACCACTGATGCGGCTGGCAATCAGACCTTGATTCCAGTCACACTGCAGAGCTTCCGCGACGTTCTTGCGCGCATCCGCAAGGACAACCCTGAGCTTGACATGCGCGGCCTTGCTCGACCTGCAGTACCCTATGGCGACGCCATCGCTGGGTTCTTTCAATGGATGGGCAAGCAAGACCCGCGCAACCTTGGCCCGGTGCGATTGCTGAATGATGCAGTGCTCGACACTGCTGCAGCATGGGCGATGGGCATGGACCGTCAGCGCATCGTGGCCCGCGAAGCCACAGCGATGCTTGACGCGAACCCATGGATGCGTGGCGACTTGAGCGTTGGCCAGTTTACCGACAGCCCTGACCGCTTGCTTCGCACGCAGTATGCAGCGGAAGAAGCAAGAGCCACGCTGCTTGCAGACTTGACCCGTGCAGCGGCACTCAGAAGCGGCGTGTTGCCTGCACGTGCAGAGCGCATGGCAATGCGGACGGCAGAGCAAGAGCTGTTTCGCGCCAGCGCAGCATCGGTGGCTGGCGCAGCAGACACGGTGCCAGGAACGCCGTTTCAACGCACGGCGCGTGGCCCGCTCAGCGAATCCTTGGACCAGTTGACCTTGCGCGCATGGCGAAACCTGACGCCAGCCGCAAAGACAGACATTATCAACTACGTTTACGGCAAAATGCTGGAGAACGGCGATCGCGCCCCTGACTTGCGGGCGGTTCTGTATGAAGGTCTGGACGACCCCAAGCTCAATCTGTTGTTCTTTGAGAAGATGGCGACCACCAAGGCGCTGCAGTTGCTGATTGAGCAAGGCCAGACGGCCATGGCGCGGTCGATTGTCAGCCCCGACGATGGGGTTTTGATCGCAGCCATCGAGAACGCGCAACGCAGCGGTCTGTCGTACAAAGAAGTCATCGAGGTCATGCGGAAGGCGCTGTTGCGCAACGCGCTGCAGTCTTTCGTTGAGCCTGCCGTGCTTGAGATGCAAGCCAACAGCCGCGCTTATGGATGGGCGCCAGACCTGGAGCAGACGCGCAAGGCGATGACCGGACTGGTCGACCAGATCAACCCTGACGATCCGCGCTTCGGCGTGGCTGGCCAGGACTTCATGCAAGCGCTTGCAAACCTGCAAGCTGCCAGCAAGGACGGCAAGCTTGCGGAGAACCTTGACGCCATACAGCGCAGCGAAAAGCTGCAGCGTGCGCTTGGTGGTGAAGCTGGTGCGGCTGGCGAATACGTGCTGCAGGTGCTGCTTGACACCCTGAGCTTGCCCCGTACAATCGGCGCGGCTGGTCTGCTTGGTGGCGGCTACTACATCTTCAGCGATGAAACGACCGGCGGCCAGCCCATTCCTGTGCCGTTGCCTTTGCCCAACACGCGCTACTTGGGCACGAACCTGATCACCGCACCGCTGATTATCGCGACCACGTTGGGCACCACTGGTGCCATCCGCTACCTGCGCCCGCGTGGCGGTGCCACTGCGCAAGCTGGCGAGGTCGCGCTGCAAGCTTCAGCACAACTCCCCGAGGTGTTGCGGCGTCCACTGGTCAACAGCCTTGGCTCCAACCCTGGAGCGCTCGACGAGGTGCTGTTCACCACGCGGACTGGCCAGCCCATCACGCGCGGCGAGCTTGACCAGTTGATGCGCGAGCACAACATCAGCCTGACGCGTGGCGGCCTGGAGTTCGCCAACGCGTTCGCCCGCGACTTGGCACGCGATGCACGACTGACCGCAGAGGGCGTCAAGGCGCCAGCGTTGCGACAGTACCTGTTGCGCAACATGGACCCGACCCGTACTGGATTCTGGCAGTATGCGGCCAACGCGACAGACCGCGCGTTCCGCCAGAACGTCTTTGCAACCGCACTGCAGGAAGGCTTGACTGCACCGCAAGCTGCGCAGCTTGCCCGCAACAGCGTGCTCGACTACGGCAACGTGCGGTACAGCGGCGGATTGAACCGCTATGTGATGTTCCTGGCGTTCCGCGAAGCAATGACCCGCGAGGTCATCGAAGCCCTGGCGCGCGACCCCGACACGTTGAATCGCACGCTGTTGCTGCACCGCGACCTGCAAAAGCAGATGGACGACGAGTTGAACGTCGACCATACGCGCTTTCGTCTGCCGATCGGCAACACCAAAATCTTCGATCAGACCGCGGCTTCGCGCTTGTACGGGCCAACCAATCCAGCGCTCAGCATGTACGGCGACCTTGTGCGATTCGCCGCGCATGGGCTGCAGGTTGGTGCGCCGGACATTCCGCCCGGCACGCTTGCGCAAGCGGTTGCCAACGAATCGTTGACGCCGTTGGTGGACATGGTGATGGCCGACGCGCTTGCCCGGCCCAGCAACACAGGGCGTGGCCAGAAGGTCGACGACGTATGGGTTGCCTACGCGATTGAGAACAGCCCCGATGTGCTGTGGCCTTGGCTCAAAGAAGAGTACAACATCGTGCCCGTAGCGCGCGACGAAGAGCGCAAGTCAGGTCGCCTTGAAGCGCAAGACCCAGCGGCACCGTTCCTGGGCAAAGTTGAGTATCGGTTCCAGAGCACGCAGGACCATGCGCGCTTTATCCGCGACATGGCTGTGCTGCAGACCCTGGGCTTCCAGCGCACGATGGAGGACTACACCAAGATGGGCCTGACGTACAACGTCAGCGACTACATCGACCCCAAGCGCCGCGGCTTGCCGACCACGTTCGGCTTTGCGTTCGGACTTGAAACTCCGCTTGGTGCGCAGAGCCAGATGGGCGCCATCCAAAAGGCAATCCGCCTACAACAGCAGCAGATCAAGGTGCAGACGCCAAGAGATTGACATACACTGAGCACGCCAGCTACCAGGAGGGTGGGGCATGCCAGCGAGAATCAGAACGTTCTTTCACGACAGCCTTGTCGTGCCCAGCCCAGTCCCGGTGCTTGGCACCACTTTCGATCTTGCGGATGTGCATGTGCACGACATGCTGGTCGACGCCGTGCAATACCTGAAGCCCGGCCCCTTCGATAATCGGGTCGAGTCAATCCACGTACGCTTGACCAACATCGCAGGTGGTGCGACCAAATGCACTTTGCGGCTGTGCGCTGATGCAGCGGGCGACTACACGCTGATTCCCGACGTTACCGCAACGCTGGCCACCGGCATCACCACCGCCAACAGCGGCTGCATTGCTGTTGAGGTCGGCATCCCGGTGTTCCAAATCTTCGGGGGTTCGACGTTCTACCTGTTCGCCAAGCTCGATGCGGGCACGGCCAACTTCGCGCAATCGTGCATCACTTGGTCGGAGACCTGAGATGCCCATTGTCCCTGCCTTCGATCCGGCTACGGGTGCCAGCGGCGGCCCCGCAGCATCCGTAGCTACGGCTGCCATGCGTTCGCTTGGTGACTTGAACGGTGGCGGCTACGTGTTCACGGACACCGCTGCTGTTGCGTTGTCGAGCTACAGCTACGATGCAGCCACCGACACGCACACGTTCAACACCAACACCATTGCTGTTGCAAACGAGACCTATTCGCTGATCAGCGGCGCCAACTTCACCAGCCCGAAATGGCGCGCGCCGTTGACGTACAGCGATGGCTCGCCAGTCCTGGTAGGCGACGCCTTCAGCTTCAACGTGCGCTTCGACAACGTGAGTGTCGGCCTTGCTCGCCAGTACCTTGTGGCGCTTGCTGTTGTCGAAAGCGCCAGCAGCACGGTCATCGGCACCATGCGCCCATCGGGCGTGTACTGCTTGACCACGACTGTTGGCACCCCTGGTGTGGGCATCGTCGCCGACAACTTGGGCGCTGCTGGCACCGTGGCCAGCATGGTCAGCGGTGTAGGCTCCACCGTCTTCACTGGTGGCTCAGCTCTTGGCTCATGTGGCAAAGCTGGCGGCGCGTGCATGGCTCGATCGGCCACGACTGTCGCCAGCAACATCCGCCAGGACGGCAACACGTGGGCGTCGGCGTCGACAACGCAGCTTGCGCTGGCCGTCATGCTGAGCACCAACGGTACTGTCACATCAACTGGTGGCGCGTTCGCGATGCGCGTCAAGTACGCTGTCACCAAGCTCAGCTAAGGAGGCTCCCTTGCGCATCGATCGCATCAACCTGGGCGAGTACCAGACCGACGACGCAGGCAACTATGCGGAAGCCTGGGCTGTCACGACCATCTACACGCAGGCGGAAATGGACGAGATTCTGGCGGCCTATCAGCCCGATGTCGCCACCACGCCGGGCGTCACCCTATGCCGTCCGCCCATCCGACTGATGTGTGCCAAGAAGACGGAAGGTGCAGCATGATTGCTCAGGTTGACGCAGGATTGATCAGCAACACAATCCCGTTGTTGGCTGGCCCTGGTGCTGCAGTCATCGTGCTGGTCGGCGTGCTGTACGCGCTGTACACCATGGCCGTCAAGCACGCGATGCCGTTGGCAGGCACGCTGGCCAAGCGGCACCTCGACCAAATCGACACCCTGATTGCGACTCAGAAGGCGGAGTCCGTTGCCATCACCAAGACGTTGAGCAGCATCGACAGGCGGCTTGCACGCCTTGAAGGCTTGACCGATGCTGGCCAGTTCAGCGGCAACCCTGGCGCGTTGTCGCCAGACCGGAACGTGTGATGCCATCACGCAAGCCAGCCAAGGGCAAAGCCAAGGTGAAGATCACCAAGAGCGGCAAGAAGGTCAGCTACGGTCAAGCTGGCTCAGCGAAGGGTGGCGGCCCGCGTGTTCGACCCGGCACCAGCAAAGGCGACGCGTACTGCGCACGCAGCCTTGGCCAGATGCGCGACTTCCCCAAGGCTGCAGCCGACCCCGACAGCCCGTTGCGACTGAGCCGCAAGGCATGGGCATGCAGCGGCGCCAAGAGCAGGAGATAGCATGCCTCTCAAGAAGGGCAAGTCAGCCAAGACTATCGCCAGCAACATCCGCAAGCTGATGGGCGAGGACCGCCCGCAAAAGCAAGCGGTCGCGATTGCACTGCAAAAAGCAGGCAAGCGCAAGAAGGCCAAATGAACGACGAAGCGCCGCGGCTTGGTGAGTTCTTTACCTTTGCCGAGATGACCCGCACCAGCACAGGATTGCCCAACGTGCCGACAGGCGAAGCCCGGCGCAATCTTGGCTTGCTGGTGCAGCATGTGCTCGATCCGTTGCGTCGCCATCTTGGTCGCCCCATCAAGGTGACCAGCGGCTACCGTTGCCCCGCTGTCAACCGCAAGGTCGGCGGCAGTCCGCAATCGCGCCACGTGCAAGGCTGCGCCGCAGACCTGAAGGTCGACGGTCTGACCTGCCATCATCTTGTCGATGCGCTGCAGGCTTGCGGCGTCGACTTCGATCAAGCCATCGCCTACGCGCCAGAGCGCGGCGGCCATCTGCATGTGCAGATTCGCTTGGCTGCGCCCAACCGCAAACAACTGCTGTGGGCACCAGCAGACACGCTTGGCTACCTTCCCTACACCGCAGGAGTCCGCCCATGAAGTACGTTCGCCCCAAGAACCTTGTGACCGCTGGCTCGACCGTGCTCCGGTCTGCTGTCGTCGCTGGCACCACTGCAGCCACCAACATCGCTGTCAGCGGCATCAAGACCAGCGACGCGCTTGCAGCTGTGGTGCGCCTTGACCGCGATGCGACCGCTGCGAACATCAACATCAGCAGCGTGCAGAGCGAAGCCAGCATCACCAGCGACGGCAACATCCAGCTCTCGACCACCAACACGACCGGCGACAGCTTGCTGGTGCTGTGGCAGCCGTCGACTTTGTGATAGCCGTCGAGCGCACAATCTGGCGTCCATCGCAAGATGGGGCTAGCGCCAGACTGCAAACACGCCGGTCAGGGCATGGGGCTCTGACCGGCGTTGTTGTCTTTTATGCCCCGTTACGATGCTCGCCGCGCTCGATGCAAGCGATAGTGTCATGTAGCGAAAGCACGCGCTGAGCCACATTTTCGCGCAGCCACGCCACCACGGCGGCGCGCTCGGCGGCAGCGCCGCGAGCCTCCGTGGCCGAGAAGCGCGCGGGCTGCGTCTCGCAGTACACACTGCACCAAAGCCGGGGCTCCGCGTCATAGTCCAGAAACGCCCGGCCACACTCGTCGCATGTGCTCACGATGTGGCTCATCGCGCACCCCCTAGCGCCACCGCCGCCGCGATAGCCACCGCTGGCCCCGTGGCCCAGTGGTCGTGAGTGTGGCCATGCTGCGCGCCGTACTCAGGGCCGCGCGATAGCCACACTGCCAGCGCGCGCCGCTCGCATCCGTACTGCAGGATGATCGCGCCATCCTGCAGCCGGAGAGCGTGCCACTGGTAGGAGCCTGCCGCTCCGGCCACGTGGGTGTCGACGATGCCGCCCTCGACGAGGGCGCCGCTCAGGTCGGCGCCGCGCAGGTCGGCGTCGCGCAGGTCGGCGCCGCTCAGGTCACCCACCCATACCGGCGTCGGCTGCCCCTCGGCGCGTTTTGCGCGGCATGTGGCCGCAAACACAACCAGATCATCAACGACGCTCATTGCCCACCCCCCCACACTTGAGCTTGTGCTTGCTTCGCCAGCCGCCGTGCCAAGCTGCGGACCAGCCAACGCGCAGCCCAGCGCTCAAGCCGCGTGCTGCTTGTGTCGCTGGCCAGATACACCAGCAGGTCGAGCGCTTCTTGGAACGCACCCGCTGTAGCCAGCGGCCAGCCGATCGGAAGCAGGCGACCGTACTTGCTTTTGCCTACAACGCTGCGCTCCAGCAGACAATCCACCAGCACGGGCGGCAGACCTCGACCAGCCTTGATCACGGCTGGCGGCCCATCCCCGTAGCCTGGACCCAACGCCACGTTGGCCAGCGTTACCAGTGCCTTGTGGTCATCCACGCGTGCCCCCAAAGCTGCGCACGGTGCGCAGCACTTGCCCGATTGCAAGCTCCATGTGTGTGTACTCCAGGTTCCGCCAGAGCCAGGGACGGTCGCACTGCACCCGCCAGATGGTCAGCCCGTCGACGGCATCGAGCGCCAGCATCGCGGCCATGCGTTGTCCGCGTTGCCCCAGCAGAGCTGGCACCAGATCGCGGACCCACCACACCCGCTTCCCGCGACGAAGAAAGCAACGCTCAATCGTGTTGCCATCTTCGCGCAGGTGCAGGTACGCGACCCAGCCGACGCAGCGCTCAGCGCGCATGCGATCGACTACGGTTTCAAGCATCGGCGTGGCTCAGGCTGGCGACCTGAAGCTCCCCGCGGCCCGGCCACTGGTCAGTCAGCAAGCAGCGCTCAAGCTGTGCAATCAGCGCAGCGTGCTCTTGCAAAGCCGCGATGATCGAGCCCGCATCCCAAGACAAAGCGGTGCAATCGAACGGTGCCTTGTCTTCGGCTGTGATGGTCAGCCAGTGTACGGGCGTGGTGGTCGGGTCCAGTTGCCACAGGTCGAACGCAAGCAGCGTGTAGTGCGCAAGCTGCAGCAGCCACCCGTACTTGCGGGCCATGCTGGCGACCAGCCGCGCATCCGTATCGCCGCAGGTCTTCAGGTCGGCGACGATCAGACCATGCTCTGCGCTGTAGTGCAGGATGTCCGGCTTACCTTTGAGGGCAAGCTCCAGGTTGGCACACTGATGGGTCCACACGTGCGGTTGCTCGCAGCGTGTGCCCGGTAGGCTCAGCAGCCACTGCACCGTGCTGTTGCGGCTGTAGGCAGCCGACACCGCCAGCGCTTGCGCGTGCTCAGTTGGGTTCAGAATGTCCTTGCCAGCGTTCGCATCCAAGAACGCGCAGTACGCCTTGTCGCGCTTGTCGCGCCGACCGTCCCACACGGCGATCGTTTCGTGCGCGGTCATCGGCTCCAGCACCAACGCATGCACGGCGCGGAGCATGGCGTATTCGTTGCCGCTATCCTCAGGGTTGTCGACCGCATGCCGGTAGTGCAGCGGGCTTTTGCGCATGTGCTTGAGCGTGCTGTAGTTGACAGCAGGATGTGCCCGGTATTCAGCTTCGTTCATAGGTTGCTCCCGATTGCAGGCGATGCGCAACGCAAAGCGCGAGCGCTTGCCAGCTGTGCGATGACACGCCCCACAATGGGCCGCGCCGCTTCTTGTGGCCGACAGCTGTAAGGCCATCGCCACCGTGCATGCCGATCAGAACCTGCCTGACCAGCGCGTCCTTGTTGCCCGCGGCTGCACAGCCCAGGGCCTGCAGCACTTCGCGCCGATACTTCAGCACGAGCTGATGGCCCAGCAGGTCGCAGGCTTCCTGCACCCGCCCCACAATCTCTGTGGTCAGGACCACTTGGGTAGATGGTGGACCAGCTTGCGTTCGCTCGCAGATGACCAGCGCGTTGGGGTACGCGCGCAGCCATTCGCGCGCATCGTGCCAGCGCAGCCGCGCATGCGACGCCACAACGAACGGTGCCGATGTGGCGTCATACACGCAGACCCCGCTGGTGGTCGGCCCTGGGTCGATGCCAAGCAGAATCACTGCTCGGTCTCAATCAGCCAGGGACTTGGCTGGTGGTCAGGATTCCAACGGCCCAGCGACTTGCCGCCCTGAGGCAGCGCAAGCTTGCGGTAGTCCACCGACTGTTGCGTGCAGTACGTGATGTTGCCGTGCACGAGGGTCAGCGACAGGTACGCAAGCATGCCTTCGCCAACCTGCTTTGCGGTAGTCTCACCACCGCGCGCGTTGGCAGCGTGCTTCTGCACCAGCTTCACGAAGTCCTTGAAGCCAAGGTGCAGGTACACGCCATGCGCGTTCACTTGCACGCTGTAGTCTGTGATGCCTGCCTCTTCGAGCGCGGCGGCTGCGCGATGCGCCCAGTGAACGCGAACACTCATGGTCATGCGGCACCTCCCTTGCGGACACGACGGGTTGGCTCTGGCGCAGGCAGGGTCGACTCGACACCCATTGCCGCCGACACATCAGCCTCAAGCTGGCGCTGTTCCTGGTCGCGCTCTTCAGCGTACGCCTGGAGCACAGGCAGACCAGGACCGCGCACCCAAGCCAGCATCTGCTGCTGCTGGTGGTGCGGCATCGCGGTCGGCTCTGCCTTCCCATGCCAGCCGCAGTACGATTCGAGCACGCGGTAGTCGATCACGCCATCGAGCGCAGCAATCAGCTCTGCGCGCGTCAGGCTGTCAGTGCGTGCTGGTGCCGGTGCTGGCGCTGCAGCGAACCGCGGACGCGGTGCTTCGTGCTGCTGCTGCTGTGTCGCCGCGTTGCCGTCATCGTCGGCCTGAATCACACCGCAGATGCTGGCCAGTGTGTAGCGCCGTACGTAGCTGATGGCCGACCCAACAGCGTGCGCATCCTTCTTGCCGCCGACGGGCATCGTGCAGACTGAGCGCATCCACTGACCGGATTCGTGCAACAGCATGGTGGTGCAGTGCACAAGGTCGCCGTCCAGCACAGGATGCTGAGAGATGGCGATACCGGCAGCGTTGTAGCTCGGCAGCACAGCCTCAAGAATAGATGCAAGGTCGCTGTACTTGGTGCGGAAGGCAGGGTTGTTGGCCGTCTTGTAGGCGCGGCCCATCTGCCCCTGTGCTTGGGCCAGGGCCTTGAACAGCTCAGCGCAGTTGTCGCTGATGGTCAGGTTGGTGGTCATGCTTGCTCCTTGCTGGCTTGCGCCACGAGTTGTTCGATCAGTGCAGCGATAGACCGCAAGCCACGCTTCGCGCGCAGTTGCTCTGCAAGTTCACGCGTTTGCGCGTGCACCTTGATGCTGGTGTAGGGTTGGACGTTCTGTGTAGTACTCACTGGATGCGCCTCCTTTGCGCCCCCCGATCCTATTGCGGCGTGCGCTACAGGTCAAGCAATCGGCGCAAAGTATTTTGCGGCGCCAGAAAAGATAGGAAGGTCGTCGCCCGTCAAGCGTTGATAGAACGGCGAAAGTATTTTACGGCGCCAGAAAAGATAGGAAGGTCGCCTTGCCGTTGCCCGTCAGGCAGCGGTAGAATGGCGTGCGCAGAACGCAATGCAACGAGGGGGCGGCATCCAGAATGGTCTGGGTGCCGTCTTCATTTTTGGGTTGCGGCTTGTGCGCCAGACGTTACCATCGCTTCGGCTGTTCCTGTCACGCGCCTTGCCAGCGCACCCGCGCGTCGCCCCGACTGATCATCGGACCAGCGACGCGCGGGTTGGGGCAGGACCGGCATCAACCCAAGCAGGAACATCCAATGCCTGAACACCGCCACGGGCGGCGCTAACCATGCGCCAGCTTGATGCCCGTACACTTATGGACAGCGACCTCGAAGGGGTCGAGCTTGCAACCGCGCTGGCGCTGTGGTCCTTTGCAGACGACAGCGGGCGGTGCTGGCCTTCGCTGCGCTCCTTGTGCCGCCGTGCTGGATGGTCGGAGCGCACAGTGCAGCGTGCCTTGCGTGCGCTCGAAGCAACCGGCCTGTTGACTGCGCACTACGTGCCAGAGCGGGTGACGCCAACCTACGTGCTGCACTTGGCTGCGCTCAAGGTTGAGGGGGGGTGTCAGAGCGACACCCCCGGTGTCACAGAGACACCCCCGGTGTCAGAGCGACACCCCCCGGTGTCAGTGTGGCACCCCCCGGTGTCAGAGCGACACCCCCCGGTGTCAGTGTGGCACCCAAACCCCCCAGAGAACCCGCCAGAGAACCCACCACTGAACCCGCCAGAAGAGAGCATGTCGGCTGCGCCGACCAAGCGCCGCAAGAAGGCGCAAGCGACAGCGGAACCGACAGCACCGACAGCAGCACAGCGCGAACGCAGCGAAGCCGAGCACTGCTTTGCGCGCCTTGAAGAGCTGCGCCTAAGCCGTCATGCCGGAGGGCGAGGGCTGAGCGCTGCAACATGGGTGCCCAAGGTGCGCACGGTGCTTGCCAAGGTGCCAGCCCAAGACTTGTACGACGCGATGGTCTGGCTACTGCATGACCCTGCAGCGGCGTGGCATCGAGGGGAAGACAGCCGCAACCCAAGCGCCGACCGGACGGTCGACCTTGCTTGTGTGCTGCGCCATCCCGAGTACGCGCTGCGCCGCACCTGGACCGGAGCGCAAGCGCCTACACCAGCGGAGCTTGCGGAGCAGCAGCCCGACCAGCCAGCACCCGCTTGGGTGCAGCGCCAAGCGCAGAGCCCCAGCGGTCGACGGGCAGCAGCCGCAGCCGCACGCATTGCACGCGAGAACGCCGAAGCGGAAGCGTGGCTTGCAGCGCAGCAGCCAGACCTCGACGATTCTGACGTTCCATTCTGACGTTCCACTATGACGTTCCATGGAGAACACCATGACTCAACGCCGTTCCATTGTCCCCTTGCAGGTCGACGTTATCTTCGCGGAGCTGCTGCACCGTTGGGTACAGCTTGAGCTTGGGTGCACGCTGCACCCTGACCCGCAGCCCGAGCAGGCCAGCGCACTGTGGCGTGGGATTGAGAAGGCCCGACGCCAGCGCAGCGGCGGCACGCTCGACCTTGACGCGTTCACCGCATGGGCAATCGGTGCCGTGCCATGGCTTGAACGCCAGCTCTGGCCAGAGCCAGCGCAGCCGCGCCGAGCCTGGACTCCACCGCCCGCACCCAGCGTGCCAGCCCCGACCGCCGCAGCAGCAGAGCTGGCCCGCCGGATTGCGCGGAGCGGATGACTACGCGTTGAAGCCGCAGAGCTTCCAGCCATGCGCGCATGCCGCTTCGGTAATGGTCAGACCGTCGCGGCCATGGTCGGTAAGCACAACGTCGCCGATGCGTGCACCGGCCAGGGCTGCAGTAAGCTTGTCGTAGCCGTAGCCGGACGCGCTGCCGTAGTGCAAGGATTGCATCGCCCATTGGTTGCCGTAGTTGACGACCACGACCTGTACACGGCCAGACCTGCCCCAGAGGATGTAAGCCCGAGCCACTTCCCAGATGGCGCCATCACGCACCGTCAGGACAAACGCGGTGCGCGTGTTGTTGTGGTCCATCACGCGGCGCATCTGCGCGGTGAAGGTCGGGCGGCTGAGCGTGTTCGGCGTGGCGTTCATTGTGTTTCCTGTCGGTTGATGCAGCGCGGCATGCGCTGGCCCCACCACACTATCACCGTGGAGCATTTGCGACAAGGGAAGCACGCAAAAAAAGATGCAGAAAGTTGTAAAGCTGCACGGTGTCGGCACTATCAAAGTTTGTGCAGAATCTTTTGCGGTATCGCTTGACGCAAGTGCGCCACGGTGGTAGACTGGTGGGGCCAGCGCATCGAGCGCGGCGCCAACCAGGAGACAGGCACATGAACGCACCCGCACCAGAGATGAGCCTCGACTGCATCTGCCCCGGCGACCTGATCACCACCAAGGCCGACCTTGACGCGATGACCGACGAGCAGGTGCTTGAGTTTTGCACCGCGCTTTCGCGCGCTGGCGTGCGCGTCTACGTCACGCGCGCTGGTGACTGGTGGGCCGAGTGGGCCGAGTGGGCCGAGTAGGCAGCACACCGGCAAGGGCGCCGCC